ATGCCGGCCATGCCAAACCGCTGGAAACCCAACGTCACCGTGGCCGCCATCATGGAGCGTGATGGCCGCTTTCTGCTGGTGGAAGAACAAACCCGCGACGGGCTCAAACTGAACAACCCGGCCGGTCACCTCGATCCGGGCGAGTCGCCGCAAAGCGCCTGCGCGCGCGAGGTGCTGGAAGAAACGGCGCACGAGTTCATGCCAACAGCCTTAGTTGGCGTGTACCTCAACCGCTTCACCAAAACCGGCACGCAAGAAGACCTGACCTACCTGCGCTTTGCCTTTGCCGGCAGCGTCGGCGCCCACCATGCCGGGCGCGCGCTGGATACGGGCATCGTGCGCACCGTCTGGATGACGGGCGACGAAATCCGCGCCTGCCCCGAGCGCCATCGCAGCCCGCTGCTGCTGCGCAGTCTGGAAGACTATCTGGCAGGCCAGCGCTTTGCGCTGTCACTGGTAAATACCGACGCCAGCGTGCTGCATAACGGAAGTTGAGATAAAGAAAGAGTGAGAGGCGCGATAAATCGAAATTTACGGGGCTGAGGCGGGATAAAGTGAAACCGGCTAATGCAAATGTCTTGCGTGTGGTGCAAAGACGGAATCAGCCTCTCATCTGCCGTTGTAGCCAGTCTTGCGTGCGCTCGACGATCTCGTTACGGTCGATATCCGACAGGCCTAGGTAGGGGCGGGTCGGAATTGCACCTCGACCAAACTGATGGGTGGCGGCGTAAATAGAGTTGCTGCCCACCTGAACTGATTTCTCGTTGACCTGCACTGCCATTTGACCGCGCAGGTAGCCGTTTAATGTCAGGATGCGATTCTTGTTGCGGGGCTTCTCGCGCTGATACCGAGGTGTCAGCTTGGCCCACGCCGTGCCGTCCGGTGCGGTTTGCGTCCTAAACCTCTCGGTTGTTGTGCGCAGCGCGTACTCGCCTAGCTGGGCCAGTAGCGGCGCAGGGTGGTCGATGGCATCTGGCAGCCCACGCAGGCTGACGATGACCGATCTGGCATCAAAGTCCACAGAAAAGTGCGTTTCTGCCATGGTGAAATTTCCTATAATCGTTGCAACTCATCGGGTGAGAAGACTGCACCGAGCCAACCGACCCTACCCCCGGAGGAGCCCAGTATGCGGTGCCGTTCTGGGCTTTTTTATTTCTATTCTCTGGCGTACAGACGTACGCCAACACGCCAGTCGTCTGCTGTCTGGGCAGCTCCTTGAAACGCAGTAATGCCTGACCAGCCGCCCTCGCCGTACTCAAACACCACCAGAGTTGGTACTTCCTGCCCCTCTACGGAAAACCGGGCCACGTAGCGCCTGCGAACTACAGCTTTATTCAAGGCATACATCCACTCCATACGTACCCAGATTTCATCTGGCTGTAGAAGCGCCTGAGCTAACAGCGGCAAAAATCGTTCGCGACCCAGTTTCAAAACCTTCCACTCGCCTCTGGCGGTCTGGAATAGCTCCTTACCAACAACCAAGCGCTCACCAATCACATCGGGCACGATGGTGGAGCGATCCAGCTCGCCCCCCAACGGTGCCAAAAAGGCACGAACATACTCTTCTGGAGGTAAGCCAGCAGGCAGCAACTGTTCTGGGAGTATTGGACGTGGAGGCGGTAACGGCTCAAGCGGGCGGCGGTTGGGCAGGCCCAGCCCCCCCGCGCTACCAGGCATGGGCGGCTCGGGCCGCTCGGGCGGTATGGCGCTTTGCAGGCGCGCGTTGCCCGGTGCGTACTCAAACCCTGGGTCAATCCCCTCGGGCACCTTCACTATGCGCAGTCCATTTGGGCTACGCTTGCCGATCTCGCGCTCCAGCCATTGCACCGGGGGGGACGGGTCTGGCACCTTTTTACCTAGGCGTGACAAGTCGCGCGGCCACAGGCCAAACACCTTGCACTGACAGCCCCAGCCGTTGGGTGGGAAGTGAGTCTGCCACCATGAATCGTCACGCGCCAGCACCAAGCCATCCCAAGCTACATGCTGGTGGCGTGGACTCTCCACCCACTCGCTGTGCTGGTACTGCCAAAACGGCGCGGCCTGCAACTGCTGCCAGCGCCCGGCGGCATAGCTGGTGTTCAAGTTGGTTTCATAGATAACACGGCTGCGCCAATCGCGCCCGCCGTTGTAGTCCCAGCCGTGGCGCGCCACGATGGCATCAAAATCTTTGCGAAACTGCTCCAGTGTCGTACCTTGGGCAATGGCTTGATCCACCGCCGCCCTGAAGTCCTCCACGATGGCATTGCGATTGGCACCGGCCACCACGAAGGCCCAATCGTGCTCGGCCTTGTAAATATCCGTCCAGTGCGCAGTGGGCAGATTGATCTTGGCCCTGAAAAACGCTATTTGCTCGGCAAAGGGCAGCGAGCCATAGGCGGCTTGAGGCGCTTGAGGCATATCAGCCGCCCCCTGAACCCAGCGCCGCAGCCTCTTGCAGCACCTCATAGCGCCCGGCCAACTGCGCAGCGCTCAGGGCCTCGGCCATAGCCGCCGCATAGTCGTCCAGTGACATATCGGGCTGCAATTGCACTAGGCCATCTCGGATGTCTTCCAAGCTGTTGGCCTGCGTGACCAGCGCACGCACTTGCTCGACCCACGTGGCCGCTGGCGCACGGACATGGGTCGCCAGCTGGGGCAGCATGGCCATGTGTGGACTGGTCGGTGCCGCTGTGGACACCTGCCCGGTAGCGGCAGCAATACCAAAATTTCTTGGGGCCGCTTGCAGCACCTGCTGGCCCGCCTCTGGCTGCGGAATGCCCAACTTCTCTTGCGCCCACTGCACCGGAATTTGCATCCCAATGCTGACCAGCTTAGGCAATGCGTTGGCATAGGCCGTCATGTCCTCTGTCTCGCCCGTGTCCAGCCGAAAAACCGGACAGCGGCGCACACCATCGGGCGCGAGGCCGTTGAGTGCGGCCATCGGATAGAGCAAACTGCGCGTCAGCGTGCTGCACACCTGCCGGATGTCGCTGTCGCGCAGGTCTTTACGCACCTCGTTGTGTACGTTGCCCAGCGCATTGGTGCTGCTTTTGCCGTCGGCCCCGCTGGTCAGCGTGCCGCCCAGAATCACCTTTGATTGCGTGCGCTCGCACCAGTTGATCATCAGCTCGAATGCAGCGGGGTCACCGCTGGCCGCATCCATAAAGTCCAGCTCCATGCCGCTGGGGATGATGCCCGCCGCGTTGTGGCCAATGCCGGTCAGCGCGCGCAGCAGCGTCATTTTCTCCTTCTCGCTGGCACCGCTGGAATACTTGCCGATGCGTACCGGGATGCCGTAAATCTCCAAAAATTCAGCCAAGTCGCCAAGTGAATAGTTCTTGAACAGATACGGCCAGACCAACTGGCGAAACATCGCCGTGCGCTCGATGTAGCCACTCTTGGCTTTGTGGATGTGCGTGATCCAGCCAAACGGCAGCAGCGGCTCGCCAACACTGCCATCAGCGCCGACCGTATTGCTGCGCAGACGTAGCTCTTGGCGGTAGCCCCGGTGGACGCTGAACCAGCTTTGGGGCCGGTGCGTGATGGTCTTGGGCAGCCAGTACGCGCCTGGCTTATGCCACTCGATTTCGCCGCAAGAAAAGCCCTTGCCGATCGCATCGGTCACATCAAACAGCACATCCTCAAAATCGGCAATCTCGCCCAGCAGCTCGGTCAGCCGCTCGGCGGCCAACTTCTCTTGGGGGCTGGGGTTATCGGGCGGCGCCACTGTCCAATCGACCAGCAGCGCGCGGCGGCGCTTGCCCAGCTCGGCGGCAATGTGGCCGTCTTTTTCTTCCATGTCCTCAAACAAGTCGAACTGCGCCTGCAAGTCGCCCTGCTCGGCCTGATCGAGAATGGCCGCTAGCTTGGACGGCGTGAGCCCGCGCGTGGGGTGGGTTTGCAGCTCGCGCTGCAAGTGCGAGAGGTGCGAAGTCTGCGGCTGCACCAGCACTTCGCGGCTGATGGGCTGGCCGTCTGGCCCCAAAATTTTTGCCATGGCGGTGCTCCTTACCAGCCACCCGGCTCTGGCATGGAAAAGTCCAGGTCGGCAGGTAGATGGGTGTGGTTGTCGAACCCGCGCGCGTGACCGGGCACGGGGATGTAGTCGATGGCTGGCGGCGCCTGCCCAGCGGCGTTAAGCGCCAAAAAACACGCCCAAGTGCGGTCAGCGTGGCCCGCGCCATCGCTCTCGGCCACAAAGCGCGGCGCACCGGTGGGGCCAGTCTCTTTGCGCAGCTTGTGCAGGTCGGTGCGCAGCACCGGGTCACCCGCCGGAATGCGGATGCGCCGGTCTTCAAACGCCTCTTTGCCGCGCGTAGCCAGCGTCAATTTGTTGGGGCCGGTAAACAGCACACCCTCCACCCGCATAGAGCCGTGTCGCCGCTGCGCATCCTCCACCGGCATCTCGCCCATACCGGTTTGATCCATGCAGGCACGCATCACGCGGTAGCGGGCAAACACCCCGTCCAGCAGCGCCGCTTGCTCGGCAAAGCTGATGCGCTTTCTGGCCATAATCTCGCGCGTCCAATACACATCGCCCACCTGCTCCAGTACCCAGATGACAAATAAGTCGTGGCGCGCGGCAATGTCCACGCCAACAAAGCACGGGCCGCCGCTGTAGTGGGCCGACTCACCTGCCAAGTCGTCTTCGCAGGCGCCAATCAGGTCGTAGTCCAGCCAGCTGCTGGCCTCGTCGAGCCATTCCAGCTCAAACTCTTGGCGCCACAAGTCCTCATCGCTCGCGCCTCGGCGCAGCTCCTCGATGTCGCGCGGCAGGCCGTCTGCCACCGCCTGATGGATGGTGGTGGTGTGGCGGCTCCAGCCGTCGTCCTTGCCGGTCATCAACTCATAAAACTTGTTGCCCTTGCCATTGGGTGTGCTGACCACGCGCAGCTTCAGGCCGGGCTTGGAGATCACTGGAAACAGCGCCCGCCAAATCGCCCGGCTGTCTTGGTGAAAGGAAAACTCGTCGAGCAACACATTGGCACTGAAGCCGCGCGCCGTGTCCGGGTTGGCGGGTAGTGCCGTGATGCGGCTGCCGCCGGGCAACTCCACCTCCAGCGAGCGCACATTGGCGCTGAACTCGGTCTCAAACTCTTTGAAGCCGGCCTGCATGGCACGCAGGTGCAGCTTGACACCCTCGTTCATGGCCTCGCGCGCTTGGCGCTCACCCCGGCTCAAAATCACCCAGCGCACGCGCCGCCCCTCGGCTTCGGCGCGCACCACATCCAGTGCCAGCTCCAGCGTGCTGGTAAAGGTTTTGCCGCATTGGCGCGCAAACATGGCAATCTTGAAGCGCGATGCGTCCTGCACCCAGCGGCGCTGATAGGGGTGCAGCTGCAAGGCGGGTGCAGCGGGTGCCAGATCAAAGGTCATAGACCGCCTTGATCACTTGGGCCAGCACGTCGGCGGGCACAGTGCCGGTCTTGCCCAGCTCGTCGAGCTTGGTGCGCTGCTCGGCCAGCACCCGCTCGCGTGTGTCCTTCTCTACCTTCACCTGAAACTGCTTGAGGTTCACGCTTGAGCGCGTCAGCGTCGCAATGTTCTTAGCCGCCGAACTGAGCATGGCCACCCGATCCTCGGCATTGGCCTCGGGGTCGTCGGCCTCTTGCAGCGCCAAAATAGCCTCGAACAACTCTGTTTGGATCAGCGCCGTGAGCGCCTCGCTGCGCGCGTCCTTGTCGTCGCCCGCCTGCGCTTGGATCAGCTTGGCGGCCTCGGTGCTAGCGCGGATGGCGGACAAGCGCCGGTCCAGCTTGGCGCCGTAGCGGTGCAGGGCCGAGCGACTGGGCAGGCTGCCCGCCTGCGCCTCGGCGGGAAAGCGCTCTTGCAGGTCGCGTATCAGCTCATCGAGCGTCTGCGCGCCGGTGGCCAGCATGGCCTCGATGTAGCTCTTGATCTGCACACTCAGGCGCGACACACTGCTTTTGCGGCCCATACCGCTCACCAGTATTTGGCCGGGCGGGCAATGCCGGGCTCGCAGACCACGGTGTACTCGGCCACGTCCACGCCGTGGCGCGTCAGCTCGGCAAACCATTTGCCACTGGGCTGTTTGTCTACGCGCACCAGCTCGCGCCCGTGCAAATAGTCCAGCTCGCGGCGCAGCTCCAGCGCCGTGGCGTCGGGGTATTCGCTTTGCGCTACCGACAGCACCAGAGATTCAAAAGCACCGATGGGGCGCGCGTTATTGAGGGTGAGTAGCGCGAGCCAGCGCAGCGCTTCGCGCCGCAGTCGGGTGTGGTCAATTGCTTGCATGGTGTCCTCCTGCGGCCGCGCGCAGCTGGGCGGCCTCCAGCTTGGAGCCCAGCGCATCGAGCTTGGCTTCGATCACGCTTTGGCCCCGGATGTAGTCTTCGCGGCGCACATAGTGCAGCGGCATTTCCGCCTGCATCTTGAGCAGGTCGCGCTCGATGCGCTGCCACTGCGCAGCCTCGTCGCGGTTGATCTGCTCCATGCCGTCAAGGCGCGTGGCCAGCGCTTTGTGGTTGGCCTCGCGGGCAGCGTCTTGCAGCGTAAAACGCTCGTCTAAATGGTGCTGAGATTGGCCCAAGCTGTGCTTGACCACCCCCCAAAACACACCCAGCCCACTGAGGAGCAACCCCAGCAGCTGCCAAAATTCAATCTGCAAAGTCATTGGGCGATCCGTTTTCTGTCTGACCGGCGCGGCAGACGTTGCTGGCAAAAGATTGCAGGCCTGTCACTTGGCTGCTGAGTCCGTCAGCCGCTGTTGCCAGCTCTTGATAAGCGCTTGCGCCTTCAAAGAAAAGCTCTCGGGCGGTGGTGGCTTCGCCAGCGCAGGCGGCAAGGCCGGCATCAGTTGCCGGGTAGGGATGGGGGCGGCGGTTGAGGCGGGCCACTTCGGCGCGCAGGCTGCGCACAGCAGTGGCAGCAGCAGCATCACGGGCCAGGCGCGCGGCCTCACGTTGGGCATCTTCATCGACAAGTCTTTCAGCGTTGCGAAATTTGGCGGCGTTGTCGCGCGCAGTGGCGCGGCTGCGGGCGGTTTCTTGTGCATCCCAAGCCTGTTGCACCCGTGCTGCACCTTGTGCGTCACCACGCGCTATCAAATGGTTCTGCCAGGCATTGACCCCGGCCACAGCGCCCACCAGCGCAGCACCTATTAGTAGCCAGCGGGCAGCGGCACTCATAGCCCCGGCCCCCACTGCGCATAGCGCGGCTGCACGACAACCAGAATGCGGTGCGGATAGCCCAGGTTTTCGCGGCAATGCACTGGGGATCGCTTGGCCCTCCCGCACGCACCGTCCACTTGGGCGCGCGTTGGCTGGGCCAGCCCGGTACTGGCGGCCTCCGCTTGCCAGTGGCCTAGTCCACCGTTGTAGCCGCGCAGGGCTACCCACATACGGTCGTGTGGCGGGTAGCGCGCGGGGGTGCGCTGGTACAGCCACAGGTCATAAGTGACCAAAGCGCGCAGCGCCCACGCTGGGTTGTAGGGCTGCTGCACCGCAAGGTCTGGGTGCAAGCCAGCAATCCATTGCGTGGTAGCGGGCATGAACTGTGCCAAGCCCTGAGCGCCGACGTGCGACAGCGCGCCCGGGCGCCACGCGCTTTCTTGGTGTACCTGCGCAGCAAACACCGCCACCGGCGCATTGAGCCCCCACACCGCGTGCGCCGTGCGCAGCAGCAGCGCTCGGTAGGGCTGCGCAGCTGGCGGCGCTTGGGCGTGTGCCGGTAGCGCACAAGCGGCCAGCGCGCACAGCGCCACCACCAGCACGGCCAGCGCAAAATCTTGAGCGGCGCGGCGCATTACAGCCCCGTCGCCACACCCAGCACCACACAGCCGACCACGATGGCGCGGCGCAGCTGGGCCGCGCAATACGCGCTCATGTACTGGGCATGGGCAATGGGAAAGTCCACATCGCCCTCGGGCTCGTTGGTGCCCTTGCGCCAGTCGCGCCAGAGAAAGGAGTCAGGCCGGGCGTAGGGGAACAGCGCGCGGTCAAGCCAGTAGCCAAGAGCGGCCGCCAGCGCTATCAGCGCCGCCTTGTACAGCACCACCGGCAGCTGCACCGGTGCCAGCCAGCCAATACAGGCCAGCAGCAACACCGCCAGCAACACAAACAGGCTGTTGCGCGGGGCGCGCAGCCACAAGGGGATATGGGATTTGAGCGTCATGCCCAGCAGAATGCCGCGCACACGCCCGAGGGCTTGGGTAAAGCGTTTTAGTTATTGGCGGGCGGTGCCCACCTGCACCATCAGCAAATGCATATAAATGTTCCGCCACCTTCGCCACCACCGCGCGAGCCGCTGCCCGCGTCCCGCACACCTCCCCTGCCAACGCAGCTTGCACGCATGGCCGCGCATTGGGTTATGCGCCAGACAGCACCGGATTTACCGCTCGAATTTGCTGGCGATACAAGCAAGGCTTGGCGCAAAAAAACACCGCTAGAGCTGGCCTTGCTGCCCGATGCACAACGGGCGCTGGCAGCCGCCACGCAAGAGCTGCTGGAGCTACTGGCCCAATCCCCTGAGGGTCGGCAGGCCTTGGGTGATTTCGGCTTTCAGCCATTCCTTGAGGACATCGAACGTCCATGAGCCAGCGGGCTTTAGCACGTCAAGGCGAGTCATCCTGCTTCCACTGCGGCTCTTTACTTGAATGGGCACTACAGAAGAAATTGCCTGATGACTTCGTGCAGTTGTCCAGGCGCAAGGTCGGCCAAGCTACTCGTTCCGAATCGGCCCGAAACGTAGGCGTGAATTTGGTCAAGCACGCCATGCCTTTTCCTCGCTTCAGCGTGGATGCGCTTGAGAAGATGCTTGCGTTGGTCTTCCGCGCTCCCAGTGGGTTTTGCTGTGTAGCGGGCAATCCACCTACGCAAATACTGACACACCTGTTCATAAATTTCTGGAGTCAACAACTCGTACCTAGCGAAGCGGTGTTCACGCTTGATCGTTGACCACACAAAAGAGTGCCCTCGTCCGGTTGCAGCGGCTATCTTTGACACCAATTCACGAACCTCAGCCGTTTCGGCTGGGCCTATGTGTTGCGGCCCTGGCTGCACGATGTACTTGAAAGATTTGCTGGGCGCTACGCCAGCAAGATTGATCTGCACGTGGTTGCCATCGCCCACGACGCCTACATTGCCGTGGCCGCTGATCTTTTGCGTTACCTCGACGGGAGATCGCTTTACACCGGGAAATTGAATGACCTGCGCGCCGGTTTTTTTCTTTTCATTCATTCACGCTTGTCCTCAAGTTCGCTTAGTGGTAACCCGGTTTTTTGAACCCAAGACTTGCACGGCACCAGATGCAGTGTTGATTTGCTGCCCGCCAGCACTGCCGCGCGGCGCGGCGCCTTGCTTGCCTAGTGTTGGCAGGGATATGCCCGCTGACAGCAGTGCTGCCGTCTGAATCAGGTTCTGCCGCGCCTGAGCGCCGCAGCGGCGGTAGCTGTCGAGCAGCACCTGCTCGGCAGGGTCTGTAGCGGGCATTGAGGGGCTGCGCTGGCCGGTCACGACATACAGCACATCCAGACCGTGGGCGGCCCAAGCTGCAAGAACGGTTGCATTGGGTGTCGCTGCACCACTCTCCCAATTGAAAAGCGTCTTGCGCGTGGAGCTTGCAAGCGCGGCGAAATCAATCTGATTGAGGCCGAGCCGTTCCCGCTCTTCTTTGATGCGTTCACCTAAGTGCATAAAAAATTTCCCGTTAACTATTGCAAATGGGTAATTTATTGCCCATAATCGACACATGAGCAACCAATCAACACAACCAAAGGAGCCTATCCCCATGCTTAGAACCCCCGAACAAGTCCGTGCCGAACTGCGCAGCAAAGGCGTATCCATCACCCAGTGGGCGGTGTCCAACGGCTACTCGCCCAACCTCGTGTTCGAGGTGCTGTCGGGCCGCCGCAATCCAACAATGGGACAGACCCACCGCATTGCCGTTTCCTTGGGCCTCAAGGCTGGCGAGATTGTGACCGATCCAAAGCGGGCGCTGGCATGAACGCCGCCGTCATCGCCGTAGGCGCCGGCCCGCTGGGCTATGTCCTGTGTGCCATTGAGGCCGAGGCTTCAAACGAAGGAGCCTTCATGACCCCCCAACAAATCAAAGCCAATTTCCGCCAGCGCGGTGAAACCGTTGCCTCGTGGGCTGACGCCCATGGCTTTCCGCGTGACGTGGTGTACCGCGTTCTCAACGGCAGAACCCCCGCTTGGCGCGGCCAGACGCACCAAGTAGCGGTGGCGCTGGGTCTCAAGTCCGACTCTGCCAAGACCTCGGCCTAAAACCCCGCGCCACCCCACCCATTCAATCACTAGCTGAGAGATTTTGCCATGCACAACCCCGACCTGTTTCCTGAATCGCTGCTTGTTGCCCACTGCGGCGCGCGCATTTACACCACCAGCGTCAAGATTGCCGAGCACTTTGGCAAGCGCCATGACAACGTGATGGACGCCATCCGTCGCGTGATGGACGACACGCCCAGCGACGAATTGCTCCTTAATTTTCAGGAGCAATCCGAGCCTTACCTGCTCAAGGGCAAGCTGCGCCAGCGCCCCATCTACGAACTGAGCCATGACGGTTTTGCCGTGGTTGCCATGGGCTTCACCGGCCCCGAGGCCATGGCATGGAAGTGGAAGTTCCTCGCCGCCTTCCGCCAGCAAGAGCGTGACTTGGCCGACCTGCAAGCGCGCTACGTCGCTGCGCTGGACACCATCCGCCCCAAGCTGCGCCCCGTGGTGCAGGACTTTGCCGACGGCCTAACGCGCAGCGACACCGCCACATGGCTCGGTTGCAGCGTGGCCAGCGTCAGCTACCAGCGCAGTGCAGCGCGCCGCTTGGGACTGCTGGCCGCGTGCCGGGTTGGGGGTGTGGCATGAACACCGCCGCAAACACCCCGCCGTGCGTCCTGCACGCCACCCAGCGCGTGTACGACACCGAATACGCCCACTGCCCCCGCAGCCCCGAGTGGAAGGCAGGCGCCCTGCGCGGCCTGCGCCAGCAAGCTGGCCTGCGCCAACTTGGCAGCCCCTACCCCTGCGGCACCGCGCAAAGCGACGCTTGGCTGGCGGGCAACCTGATGGGCATGACCGAGTGGAAATACCTTGTCGAGCGGGGGCAGGTATGAGCCGCGCCCCCGACTACCCACTGGCCGGCCCGATCCGCAAAACCTGCGACCTGTTTCGCTTGCTGGCCGGCCACGAAGTGCTGGGCTTGGCGCCCGGCGAGATTGCCAAAGGCCTAGGCGTGCCCGCCAGTTGGGTCAGCCAGAACCTGCCCGCACTGGCCACCACCGGCTATGTCGAGCAAGTGGCTGGTACCAACCGCTGGCGCTTGGGCGTGCAGTTTGTGCGCATTGCGCTGACCGTGAGCACCAACCTGAACAAAGCCAAGCAGCAGCTGGACGACATCAGCGCCCGTTATTCCGTACCCCTGTAACCCTGAACCCTGAAACCCAAAAGAGAGAAACCACATGGCCCGCCAAGAGACCCCCATGCCCCAGAGCAAAGAGACCCCCGCCAACACCGTCGTGATTGCACAAGAGTTCAGCGCCGCCAATCAGTTGGCCGCGCTGACCATAGAAGCCAACGACGCAGCCCATGCGATGGCGGTGCAGATTGGCTACCAGGGTGCCATGACCGTAGGCGCGCTGGAAGATGAAATTCGCTTTTATCAGCGCCGCACTGTGGAGGCCATTCTGGAGACTGGCAAGCGGCTGCTGGTACTGAAGGAGCTGACTGCCCACGGCGAGTTTGCACAGCGTGTCGAGATGCTTGGATTCGCTAGGACTACCGCGTTTCGATTCATGCAAGCCGCCGCCAAAACAGCCAAAAGTTCCAAATTGGAACAATTGAGCACCCAAGTAAAAAGCGCCAGCGCCTTCTTGGAACTGGTCACCCACGACGACGACGTGTTGGAAAACCTGACCAACATGGACGCTGTAGAAAAAATGAGCGCCAGCCAACTGCGCGCCGCGCTGCGCGATGCGCACAAGGAGAAAGAGGCCAGCGAAAAGCTGATGGCCGACAAGAACGCCAAGATTGACCGGCTGGAGCACCGCATCCAAATTATGTCCGCCGATGAGGTGCTGGAGGAGGTGATGAAAGAGGCCACCACCATCACCCGCGACGCGCTGGGTGCCATTCGTGGTGGGGTGCGCCAAGCGCTGACGGCGCTGAACGATGTGCCCGCTGCCAGCGGCACCCAGTCGGTGTTTATGGCCGGTCTGGTGGGGCAGATACAGGCCGACTTGAACGCGCTGCGCGAAGAGTTCAACCTGCCCGACGTGAGCAACGCCGCCGACGCGCAGCTGGCAGGCGAAGTGGCGCAGTGGGCTGAGTAAGCCCGGCACCCCCTTACAGGCCTGATCACCCATGTCGCTCAACCCCGTGATCGTCACCCGCTTGGTACAGGTGCGCCAAGCCGCACAGGCGGCCCCGCACGGCGGCAAAACCGCCGTCTATGCAGCGGCCTGCGCCGAGCTGGGCATGAGCGCCGCCACGCTGCACCGCCAACTTGGAAAAATTACCATGAAACCCGAACGCAAAAAACGCAGTGATGCGGGCGATGTCTCGCTCTCGCGCACTGAGGCCATTGCCATCAGCGCCGCGCTGATGGTCAGCCACCGCAAAACCAACAAGCGCCTGATGTCCATTGGCCAAGCCGTGGATGTGATGCGCGCCAACGGCGAAGTGCGCGCCCAGCGCACCGACCCCGCCACCGGCGAAATAACGCCCCTCAGCGACTCGGCCATTGCCCGCGCGCTGCGCCACTACAGCCTGCACCCCGACCAGCTCAACCGGCCCACCCCGGCGGTGGAGCTCAAAAGCCTGCACCCCAACCACGTCTGGCAAATCGATGCCAGCCTGTGCGTGCTGTATTACCTCAACGCTCGCACCCAAGCCGAAAGCGGCCTGCAAGTGATGGATCGCGACAAGTTCTACAAGAACAAGCCCGCAAACCTGAAACGCATTGAGGCCGACCGGGTGTGGAGCTACGAAGTCACCTGCCACTACAGCAGCGCCATTTATGTGCAGTACGTGATGGGGGCCGAAAGCGGTGCCAATTTGTCAGAGTGCTTTATCTCTGCCACGCAAAAGCGTGAGGGCGACCCCTTCCACGGCGTGCCATTCATTTTGATGATGGACATGGGCAGTGCCAACACCAGCGGCCTGTTCCGCAACCTCGCGCGGCGCTTGCAGGTCAAGACCATTGCCCACGCCCCCGGCAATGCACGGGCCACCGGTCAGGTAGAAAAAGCACGCGACCTGATTGAGCGCGGCTTTGAGTCGGGCTTGCGCCTGCGCCCGGTGCGCGACTTGGCAGAGCTCAACGCCCAAGCGCAGCGCTGGGCGCGCTGGTTTAACGCCACCAAGGTGCATAGCCGCCACGGCAAAACGCGCTACGACGCGTGGCTGACCATTGCGGCCGAGCAGCTGCGCGTGGCGCCGCCGATAGAAGTGTGCCAAGCGCTGCTGACCGAAGCGCCCGAGACGCGCAAAGTGAGCGACCAGCTGACCGTGTCCTACAAAGGGCGCGAGTTTGATGTGCGCAACGTGCCCGGCGTGATGGTGGGTGAGAAGCTGCACATCACCCTGAACCCGTGGGTGCCAGACGCCGCCATGGTGGTGGACACCGACGCTGACGGTAACGAGGTGCTGCACAGCGTGCCGGTGGTGGTGCGCAACGAGGCGGGCTTTCGCGAGGATGCCAACGTCATTGGCGAAGACTGGGCACGCCCCGCCGACACCCAGCTGGAAGCCAACCGCCGCGAGGTGGAGCGCTTTGCGATGGACGCCAGCACCGATGCCGAGGCCGAGGCCAAACGCCGCGCCAAGGCCACACCGTTTGGTGGCCGCATTGACCCCGGCAAGGTCATAGACCAAGCGCCCGAGCGCACCTTTATGCCCCGCCGTGGCACCGACTTGGCGCCCACCACGACCACCAGCAGCACGGCTTTGCCAGCCCGCGTACTGACCCAGTTTGAAGCCGCTGCCGACCTGCGCCGCAAGGGGCTGGAGATGACGCGCGAGATGGTGATCAGTCTGCGCACTTGGTACCCCGATGGGGTGCCAGAAACCGAGCTAAACGACCTGCAAGCGCGCCTGACGGTGCGCACCAGCCTGCGCGTGGTGGCCGGAGGTGCGCCATGAAACGGTTGGCCCCGGTGAATTCGCCCCTCACCGAGGCCGCCTCTGTAACCCCAAAACCAAACGAAACCACAAAGGAAGAAACCATGTTATTACAAAACGAAGCCCTTAGCTCCGACGCGCGTAAGCACTTTGCCCTGCCACGCAACCCGTTTTTGGACGACGTGCAAAGCCCTGACGACGTGTTCCAAACCGCCAGCGTGCGCTACGTGCGCGCCACTTTGAGCGATTGCGCCAACCACCACGGCTTTGTCGCCGTGGTGGGCGAGAGCGGCGCGGGCAAGAGCACGCTGGCCGAAGACCTGGAAGAGAGCATCAAGGCGGACAAGCGCGACGTGGTGATCATCCGCCCCTACGTGCTGGCCATGGAGGCCAATGACCAAAAGGGCAAAACGCTCAAGGCTAGCCACATTGCCGAGGCCATTGGCGCCGCGCTGGATCCGCAGCTCAAGATCAAGAGCAGCCCCGAGGCGCGCTTTCGTCAGGTGCACGAACTGCTCAAGGCCAGCCGCCGCGCGGGCCGCCGCCACCTGCTGGTGATCGAAGAGGCGCACTGCCTGCCATCGCCCACGCTTAAGCACCTCAAGCGCTTCCTGGAACTCAAAGACGGTATGCAGCGCCTGGTCGGCATTGCCCTGATCGGCCAGCCCGAGCTGCGCGATCGCCTGTCCAGCCAGAACGCCGAGGTGCGCGAGGTGGCGCAGCGCTGCGAAGTGGTAGAGCTGGAGCCTTTGGACAGTGAGCTGGAAGGCTACCTGCGCCACAAGTTTGCCCGCTTTGATTTGAAGTACGAGGACGTGTTTGCCCCCGATGCGGCCGACGCCATCCGCGCCCGTCTGGTGCACATCCCACGTGGCGGCAAGCCCACCGACGCCCGCAGCGAGTGCTTTCCGCTGGTGGTGAATAACTTGGTGTGCCGTGCCATGAATGCCGCCACCCGCGCTGGCTGGCCGCAGGTGGATGCCCAAGTGATTGGGGGGTGCTGAACGTGGCCCAGCGCTACCTGATGGCCCTGCGCCGCAGCGTCTCTGCTGCGCTGGCCTTGGCGGTGTCGGGGGTGTGCGCTGCCATGGCCGCTGCCGCTGCTGCCGAGCGGGCCGCTACCAGCGATGACCGGGTGCTGGTGACTGCCGTGGCGGTGGCCTTGGTGCTGGGGGCGCATCTGCTGCCAGCACTGGCGGCGCGGCGCAACCGGCTGGTGCAGGCGCTGTTTGTCGGCTGTGTGCTGGCCACGCTGTACCACCACGCGCATTACTTTGCCGGGGTGCAACAGCGCGCCGGTGCGCAACGGGCTGCCGTGGTAGCCCCCAGCGGACATGCACAGGCATTGCAGGCGGAGTTGCAGGCCCATGCAGCGGCGCGGGCGTTGCCCACGGTGGCTGCTGATCTGGCGCAGGCCAGCGTGCGCGCGGCACAGGCGCAGGCGGCGCTGGCGCGTTGCGCTGCGCAGTCTGAGGGGCGTTGCCATAGCGCTCAGGCCAGCGTAGAGGGCGCTGCTGCACGGGTGCAAGCGTTGCAGGACGAGCGCGCCAGTGCCCTGCGGGCCGGTGCCTTGCGCACCCAGCTGGCCGATGCGGCTGCGGGCCAAGACCGCCAGCGCGCAGCGCAGGCTGGCGACCCAGTCGATGCACGTCTAGCGGCCATCACCGGGCTGGATGCGGGCGTGGTAGCGCTGCTGTCGTCGCTGTTGCAAAGCCTGCTGCTGGAGTTGATGGCGGCGTTGCTGTGGACGCTGGCCCTGCCCACCCCGGTGGTGGCTGTGGCAGCTGCTGAGGCCGGCACTGCTGCTGCGGCATCTGCCCGAGCGCCCATACAGCCGGCCCCATTGCCTACAGAGGCTGTTGTGTCGCCGCTCGTGCAGCCATCGGGCCGTACCAAAACCATGCCCGAGCACTGGCGATGTTGGCCTGTTACGTGGCGTGACCGCCGGATGCTTGCCCTGCCTTTTTTCTCTTTTTTTGCCTTTTTACGAAAGCTGATCGATGACTTCCAACAACATCCGCGTGCGCACTTGCGCTGAGTTGGGCGTGTGCCAGGGCCGTGCCGACTGCGATACGTGCGACTACGACGCACTGGCTTTGCAAGAGCGACTCTCGGGAGCGGACTATCCGTTTGCCCCTGGTGTGCTGCAGTGCGGGCCCAAGCGTGTACGCCGTGGTCTCCTGCGCAAGCTCTTGGGCGCATTGCTGGCCGGCGTGGCCCTGGCCGCTGCTGTGCTGGTGCTGACCAAAGGAGCCGCGCTGTGGTAAGCCCCTCTGTTGAAAACCTCGCCTGCCCGGTGTGCTCGGCCACGCTGAATTTTGAGCAGATTTTGGGGCGCCTGGAGGCTGACCGCACCTTTGACCGCATGGTCACCCTGAGCGTGCCGCTGGGCACCCTGGTACTGCAGTACCTGACGCTGTTCACGCCGCCCAAGCAGCGCCTGACCAACAGCAAGAAATTGCGCCTGATGGCGCAGCTGCTGCCGGACCTGGAGCGCCGCGCCATCACGCACAAAGGGCGCGACTGGCCAGCGCCGCTGCCGGCATGGGCAGCGGCGATAGAGCAAATGCTCAGCGCCCGCGCCAATGACAGGCTCACCCTGCCGATGACCGGCCACGCCTACCTGTACTCCATCGTTGCCGCGCAGGCGGACAAGCACGAAGCCGCGCAAGAGCAGCAGCACGAGCAAGAGCGGCGCATGGGGCCGCGCCCTGCTACCACCCACGCGCCGGTGCAGGTGGCGCAGGCGCTGCAACCAGCGCCGCGCCTGGCAGCCCCAGCTACACCGGCAGGCCCCAGCCCCACGGTGCGCAAATTCCGCGAAGAAATTGAACGCAAAAAGAAAGCCGCTCAGTCATGACCCGAAAAACCGCTCTTGGCCCCGAAAGCGTGGCCGTCATCGCTTACCTGCGCACGCATGGCAAGGCCACCGCAAAAGACCTGTGCGCTCAGTTTCCTGAGGAGACCAAGGGCCAGTTGCTCAAGCGCTTACGCAACCTGGTGGCCTACAGCTGGCTGGACTTTGGCTGGGACAAGGATGGAGCACAGCACTGGTTTGTGCAGCCATCGGCACGCACCGCAGTGGCTGCGGCTGTAGCCGAGCCGCCCGCCGCACTCAACCTGGTGCCACCCCGGCGCATCAACGTGATGGAGGGCACCTACGCCCCCCGCGTCTTCGCTCCGACTCGCCCTGGTGCGATGGACTTTGCCGCTGTCGCCAGCCGTGGCCACTGCTGATTCCAGCATTTAGCCAAAACAGCCTGCAGCGCTTATTCGACAAGCGCTAGCAGCTATCTTTTTTAACCACCCCTGAGAGGAATTTGCAATGACCGCAATCACCACCACCTACACGGCCACTGTCGCCGTACCCACGACGGCCGGAGCGCCCCCCGGCTACTGGAAAGACCAGCACGGCAGCCTGGTGCCCGACGCCAAGGTCAAAGACATCGACAAGCTGCGCCACCAGGTGGTCACCGACCTGTGCATCATGGCCAAGGCCAGCAGCGCCGCTCTGGGCAAATTCAAGCTCGATGCCATGCAAGAGGTGGCCGCGCTGGTGTCCACCAGCATGGAACAGTACGGCGTTAAAAGTGGCGGCAACAAGGGCAACGTCACGCTGGTCAGCTTTGACGGCAAGTTCAAGCTGGTGCGCCAGATGCAAGATCGCATCGTGTTTGGCGAGCAGTTGATGGCCGCCAAAGAGCTGATTGATGAATGCGTGCAGCAGTGGAGCGAAGGCGCCAATGACAACATGCTGGTGTTGGTAAACCATGCTTTCCAAACCGACAAAGAGGGCAAGATCAACACCGCCCGCGTGCTGGGCCTGCGTCGCCTGGCCATTCACGACGAGGCGTGGCAGCAAGCCATGCAGGCCATTGCCGACAGTATGCAAACCGCCAGCACCAAGCCCTACATCCGCTTCTACGAGCGCAACGACACCACCGGTGAGTATTTGCCTATCAGTTTGGACGTGGCGGCGGTATGAGCATCACCGTGCGCGAAACCGCCAAGGGCGTGACGATTCGCACCACCGGGGCTGATGCGGTGCGGCTGCTGGCACACATGGCCGCCGCCATCGGCCACCAAGGCACCGCAGCCGCGCCCAATGCCGTCCCAAAACGTCCCAAAGAAAATGCCGGGGCGCTGGGTGCCAGTGGCCCCGAAATCGTCTCTGTGGCGCTTAAATTGAAACAGGGGTAGCGCATGGCCACCAACCACATTGCCGCCATCCACGTGCTCAAGTCCAAGTTGCAGCTGCAAGATGGCGACTACCGCGCGTTGCTGGCCAACTTGACCGGCAAGACCAGCAGCAAGGACTTGACCCCTACCCAGCGCGGCGCGGTGCGTGACCACCTGCAAAAGCTGGCCGAGCGCATGGGCGCGGTGCAGCCCACGCGCCAGCGCCCCTACGCAGCGGCAAAATTCGACCAGGTCAAAGCTGCCGCCAGCCCCAAGGAGCGCAAGGTGTGGGCGCTGTGGCATCAGCTGGGGCGCGACGGCGTGGTGCGCAACACCAGCGCGGCCGCGCTGAATGCCTGGGTGGAGCGCACGGTGCAGGTGAGTGCGCTGCGCTTTGCCACCGATGTGCAGCTGGACGTGCTGATTGAGGCGCTCAAGGCCTGGCAACTGCGCGGGGGTGCGGCATGACGCAGCGCTACCTGAGCAGCGCCGAGGCGCAGGTGCTCGAAGCCATGCTGCCGCAGGGACTGACGGAGACGATGCGCGAGGTGGCGCTGTGCCTGTTTACGCCCTTGGTGCTGCAAGACGCGCGCGCCGGCCAGCACTGCCCGAATGAGCCCTGGCTAGCGGTGCTGGTGGCGATGGCGCAGGTGGTGCTGCTGCAGCTCGATGCACTGGCGACGCAGCTGGGCGGCCAGCCGATTTACTTGGCCAAGGGCATGGCCGTGGGTCTGAGCGCGCGCGACCGGCGGCTGTGCGCTGAATTTATGGGCAACAACTACCCGCAGTTGGCCCGGCGCTACGGCCTGACTGAGATGCGCGTGCGCCAAATTGTGGGCACTTGGCAGCTGGAGCAATTCCAGACCTGCCAAGGCCGCCTGCCGGGCTTGGGCGACGCCTGAGGCGGTTGTCACGCCAGCGGGGGGCTAAGTTGTAAAACGCTTTAGTCGGCCCCCGCACCCCTTGCCTTGCACTATGGCGCCATGCCTAGTGCTTCTCTTTCTTTCCCCACCCTATCCCCTTACTGCATTGCGGTGGCGGCCTGCGCGTTTGACGCCAAGGCCGCTGGTGCTGCTGCCGCTACTGCTGTTGCAGGTGCAGCAGTGCCTGCGCAGCATGTGCTGCTGCAGCTGACGCCGGGGCAGGACTTTGCGCCGTCTGACGGGCGCGCGATGGACGTGCCCGCGTGGCGCATGGATGCGCAGGTGGCGCAGCGGGTGATTGCAGCCTTCAATGCGCAGCAGCCCCCGGTCATCGACTACGAGCACCAGACTCTGCACAAAGAAGCCAACGGCCAGCCCGCACCGGCGGCGGGCTGGATGCACGGCCTGCGCTGGATTGAAGGCCAAGGCCTGTTTGCGCAGGCGGAGCTGACTGAGCGCGCCCGCAGCCTGGTGCAGGCGGGCGAGTACCGCTATTTCTCCCCCGTTTTTGAGTACGCCCGGGGCACGGGTGAGGTCACGCGCATCTTGATGGGCGCGCTGACCAATCACCCCGCCATTGCCGGCATGGAGGCCATCAATCTGATGGCCGCTGCCAGCGCACGTTTTACCCCTTTGAACCATCCCCCCGCACCGGAGACCCCCGCGATGAATGAATTGCTAAAAAAACTGCTAGCCGCCTTGGGCTTGCCCGATACCACCAGCGAAGACGACGCGCTCAAGGCGCTGGGTGCCATGAAGACGCAGCTGGATGCCGCGCACCAAGAGCTGGGCCTGGACAACAAGGCGGACGCCCCGGCGGTGGCTGCCGCCTGTGCCCGCCTGCGCACCCAAGGCGCTGACCCGGCGCTGTTTGTGCCCGTGGCTGCGGTACGCGAGCTGCAAACCCAAGTGGCGGCGCTGACGGCGCAGTCGCGCACGCGCCAAGTCGATGACTTGGTGGCACCGGCGCTGCAAGACGGGCGCTTGCTGCCAGCGCTAGAGGTGTGGGCGCGCGAGCTGGGCGGCAAGGATGTGGCGGCGCTGAGTGCTTATTTGGCGGCGGCGCAGCCGATGGCGGCGCTGACCGGCACGCAGACCCGGGGCCTGGCACCGCAGGGCAACCAGAGCGGCAACCCGCATGGCCTGAGCGATTCTGAAATGGCGGTAGCCGTGGCCTGCGGCATGACGCCCGAGGCCTACGCCGGCGGCCGCAGCAACTGATTTTTAATTTTTAGCGCAAGGAGTACCACTCAATGACTGCTTTGACCCAAGACCGCACCACGCCCGAGCGCGATGGCCGCTTGGTGGCCGACCCGCTGGCCACTGGCGCAACGATTTTTGCCGGCGCGATGTATGTGCTGAGCGCTACCGCCTTGGCTACGCCTGCCACGGCGGCAGCGACTACCCCAGTGCGTGCCGTAGCCCGTGTGCGCGCCGTGCAAGCTGCAGGCGATGCGCAGACCGCTGGCGCGCTGGGGGTGTTTTGCTTTGATAACGCGCCCGGCGCTGACGCACTGGCGCGCACCGACATTGGTGCCGCCTGCTACGCGCTGGACGATTGCACCGTGCAAAAAACCGGCACCTGCCAGGCCGGCACGGTGCTGGACGTGACCGAGCGCGGCGTGTGGGTGCGCGTGGGCTGATAACCAAATAGAGAGACTGAAATGCAAGTAAACAACGCAAACCTCAAGACGCTGTATGTGGCGTTTAACGCGGCCTTCAAGGCCGGTCTGGGTCAGGCCGAGAGCCAGTACGGCCAGATTGCCACTACGGTGCCCAGCACCACGGCGGCAGAAGAATACGGCTGGCTGGGCCAATTGCCGGGCCTGCGCGAGTGGCTGGGCGACCGCGTGGTGCACGCCATTGGCAACCACGGCTACACCATCAAAAACAAGCCGTTTGAGCTGACGGTGGGCGTGCCGCGCACCGCCATTGAAGACGACCAGTACGGCGTCTACACCCCGCTGATGCAGGAGATGGGCCGCGCGGTGGAGGTGCACCCCGACCAGCTGGTGTTTGGCCTGCTCAAAGACGGGCGCACGGCGCTGTGCTACGACGGCCAGCCGTTTTTCAGCGCCGGCCATAAGGTGCTCAATGAAAAGGGCAAAGAAGTCAGCGTGTCCAACGTGTCAGACGACGCCGGCGCTGGCCCGAGCTGGTACATCTTGGAGACACGCCGCGCGCTCAAGCCGCTGATTTTTCAGAACCGCAAGAACCCCAACTTTGTCTCGCTGACCGGCGAGACGGACGAGGGTGTGTTTAACCGCGCGCAGTATGTGTACGGCGTGGATGCGCGGCGCAATGCGGGCTTTGGCTTTTGGCAACTGGCCCACGCCAGCAACAAGCCGCTGACGGCCGAGAGCCTGAAAGAAGCCATCTTGGCGATGGAGACGCAGACCGGCGACCACGGTCGCCCGCTGGGCATCAGCCCCAACATTCTGGTGGTGCCCAAGGCGCTGCGCTTTGTGGCCAAGAAGCTGATGGAGGCCGAACTGGTGGCCGAGCCGGGCGTGGGCGTGGTGACCAACGATGTGATGGGCGCGCTCGATTCGCTGGTGGCCGACTGGCTGTAAGGAGCGCAGGTCATGGCTTACATCACCCACGCAGATTTGGCTGAGAGCCCCGGCGCGCTGGAGTTGTCGGAGGTGGCCAGCGATGAGCACCGCCGCCCCGTGCCCGCCGAGTTGTTGGATGCCGTGCTGCGCGGCGCGGATGTGAGCGCGTGGCCGGCCGACGATGTGCTGGCGGCGCAGCGCGCGGCCACGCGCATTGATGCCGCCGTGGGCGATGCCGGCGCGTTGATCGACGGCTACCTGGCCAAGCGCGGCTATGTGCTGCCGCTCAGCCCGGTGCACCCGTTGGTGAGCGCGTGGTGCCGGGCCCTTGCGCGCTACCTGCTGCACAAAAACCGCACCGCGCTGGAGAGCAAAGACCCAATTGCACGCGGCTACAACGATGCGCTGCGCTTGTTGCAGCAGACGGCGGACGGCAAATTCAGTTTGGGCGCGCAAGACGCGGTGGCCATTGACCAGCACGATGCCCGCTTTGCGTTTGCGCCGAATGTGTTTGGGCGTGACCAGCTCAAGGCTTTCAGGTAGGGCGGTGCGCAATGAACTTTGAGCCTTTTGATACCGGCCTGATCGTGCAGCGTCTGCTGCAGGCGGTGCCTGAGCTGCAGGTGGTGGGCAGCGCGGCGGACTATGCGGCGGTGAAAGAGCTGCGCAGCTTTCGCACACCCAGCGCGTTTGTGGTGTTTTCTGAGGAGGAGAACACCGGTCGCATCCCGACCAGCATTGGCGTGTGCAGCCAAGAGGCGCGCGTGCGCTTTGGTGTGGTGCTGGCACTGCGCAATTACCGCGAGCAAATGGGCGAACAGATGAGCGACCAAGCCCGCGTGCTGATTGGCCAAGTACGCACGGCGCTGATTGGGCACAAGCCCGACAAGGGCGCCCGCGTGGTGGGCTGGGACGGCGGGGCGGTGCTGGACTACGACGCCAGCGTGCTGCTGTTTGCCGACCGCTACCAAATCCAATACCTGCTGCACAAGGATGTGCCATGCCGCCAAGGAGGTTGACCCATGCGCCTGATCACCCTCAAGCGCGGCGACACCCTCAACCTTGTCTGCACTGTGCAGCAGCAAGGGCAGCCGCTGGACATTACGGGCTGGCAGATCGACTGTTGGGTGCGCGCGCCTGGCGGCAAGCTGGTGCATCGCCTTGCCGTTGTTATTGGCAACCTTGCTGCGGCGGGCACCTACCTGCTGAGCGCCACGAGTGCCGAGACCTCGGGCTGGCCTACGGGACAGCTGTCTGCCGACATTCGCTACGCCGACGCGGCCGGTTGCGTTATGCACACCTGCGACGTGAGCGTGCAAGTGCTAGACGCCGTCACCACCCCTTGAGCGGAGTTACAGCATGAGCTTTGTCACTGTCATCAACCACGGCGCCAGTGCCCACGTGGTCACCATTGTTGGTGTGCCTGGGCTGCAAGGCCCGCCCGGCCCTGTCGGCGACGCCGGCGGTGCGCTGCTCACGACTAACCGCCTATCCGAATTCGCCGCCGACCCTGCTGCGCAAGCGGACGCCCAAACAAATCTCGGCCTCGGTACCGTAGACCCGCTGGCCTATTACATCTTGGCCAAATCCTGAACCAACCCCTGAAAGAGTCACCATGTCCCTCGAAACTCGCATCATCGCCCTTGCCCAAGCTATGGGCACCGACGTCAAAGCTCTGCACGTAGCGCGCGGCGACTTGACCGCGCTGGGCACCACTACCAAAACCAGTATTGTCTCGGCCATCAACGAACTGCTCACGCTTATCGGCAGCGCCGGCGTGGCCGTGAACGACAGCGCAGGCAACGGCAACACCGGCGTGACGTGGAGCGCTGACAAAATTTTCGACAGTATCGAAGCTGCCAAGACCGCCGTCAAAGACGAGCTGCTGGGCGGCGCATCTGCTGCGCTGGACACGCTCAACGAGCTGGCCGCAGCGCTGGGCAACGACCCGAGCTTTGCCGCCACTATCGCCACCGAGATTGCCAACCGCGTGCGCTTTGACGCCGCGCAGGTGCTGACTTCGCCTGAAAAAACACAGGCACGTGACAACATCGGCGCAGCTGCTGCGGCTGACCTGACTGCGCTGACCGACGGGCTGGGCGCATACGACAGCGACTACGTGGCCGCCTACAACGCGGCAAAGGCGTAACACCATGTCGTTGGAGTCCAGCATCACCGCGCTGGCGCAGGCCATCGGCGCAGACATCAAAGCGCTGCACAGTGCCAGCGCCCCGGCGGTTGGCACGGTGTACACCGGCCTGCAGTCGCCCGGGGCGCAGTGGCTGCAAGCCGGCGGCGTTTACCCAAGCGCAGACTACCCGGATTTGTACGCTGCGCTCGGGCTACCCGAACAAGGCGTATGGGCGCCTGTGACCCGCTATATGCCCCAGAATGCAGAGTGGAGCTCCATTGCCTACTCTACGACAAGTGCGGTTTTTGTCGCTATTGCCCGAGGCACCGATCTGGCGGCTACGTCGCCCGACGGCGTCACTTGGACATTGGGCACGCTGCCAGTGTCGGGAGACTGGGTGGCAGTGATATTCAACAGCGGCGTTTTCAGCACTGTCGCCAAAGGCACCGACATTGCGCTGACCTCGACCGACGGCATCACGTGGACGCAAGGTGTTTTGCCGGTCAGTGCCGAATGGGAAGTGGGCGGCGTTGCCCGTGTGGCGGCGGGGTTCGGTGCTTTGCCTATGTCTACATTTGTTGCCGGGGCAACCGGCGACGTTGTGCGCTTTACTGGTAGCAGCTGGGTAAAGAGCCCTCTTCCGCTACCGGCTCTAGTGCGTTGGGGTGCCATCTGCCGAAGCAACGGTGTCAACATACTGTTGCCGTATGACGGCGACATTGCGCTGACATCAACCAACGCCGCAGGCACATGGACGCCACGCACGCTGCCGCAGTCCGCGCAGTGGCGATCTATCGCCTATGGCAACGGCGTTTTTGTTGCCGTCGCAACGGCAGGGGACATCGCAGCGACATCGCCGGACGGCATCATGTGGACGCAGCGCACGCTTCCGGCGAGCGCATCTTGGGGGTGCGTGGTATTTGGTGCTGGTCAGTTCATCGCGCTTGCCGGAAGCGACTCGGAGCCAAGCAACGTCGCTGCAACGTCACCTGACGGCATCGCGTGGACGCTGCGCACTCTCCCCTTAGTGTTGGACTGGCGCGCCGGGGCGTACAAAGAAGGCCTGTTCGCTTTTGTCGCCGCAGGAACTAACGGTGCCGCCACGCTCCCAGTAGCGTTGCCGACATTCCTAGTGCCGCCGGCTGCGGCTGTGGCCAGCCCCTACAAGCAGTGGGTCAAGGCGGGGTGACAGCACTCGCACACAAGAATGCCGCATCCAACCACTTGATTTTCTAAAGCGCTTTTCTTCCTGCAAAACCGCTGCACGGCAAACACTGGGGGCTCTTACATAGGAGCCCTTTTTCATGTCCAAACCCGACCCGCTGGCGCATAAGCGCATCAAGCTGATCAAGCCGCACCGCCACGCCGGGCGCGATTATTTGCCCGAGCAATGCTTGGAGCTGCCCGAGGGCAAGGCCCAGTGGCTGATTTCTGTGGGTGCCGCTGAGGCTGCGCCCGCCCCTGCCCCCGCCCCGGCTGCTGCACCGGTGGCCACCCCTAAAACCAAGGAGCAATAAGCCATGACGCTTGCATCCACCAGCATGATCTGGAACGGCCAAGGGCCCGTTCACATTGGCACCTATGACCCGGTGAACGGCCGTGCCGAGATGGGCTTTTTGACCAACCTGTACAGCGTCGGCTGTGGCAACCGCACGCTGACGGCCACGCCCGCGCGCGAGACCACCACCATTAACGAGAGCTGCTCGGGCCAGCGCCTGACGCTCAAAGAAATGGAAAAAAGCAAGAGCCTGACGGTGGGCCTGGAGATGGTGCAGTTTGACGGGCGCACGCTGGCGCAGGCGTTCTATGGCGCGGCGGTGGTCAAGGCCGCTGGCACCGTGACCGAGGAGTTGCTGGCCGAGATGCAGCCGGGGGATTACTTCTTTTTGAAGAATCCGCGCAGCTCTAGCGTGGTGATTGAAGACAGCACCGGCGTGCCGATCACCTATGTGCAGGGCACGCACTATGAAGTCAGCGATGCCGACCACAGCCGCTACCGCCTGCTGGCGCACCCGGCGACGCACGTGGAGCCGCTGAAGGTGGATTACAGCTACGCCGGCTTTGTGAATATTGCGGCGTTCAGCAAGTCCAACGTCGAGAAGGGAATCATCTTCAGCGGCGTCAATGGCGACGGGCAGAAGGTGCGGGTGATCATCCCGCGCATCAGCTTGGCCATGACCGGCGACTTTGGCTGGATCAGCGATGAGGCCAGTTCGCTGACGTTGGGCGGCCCGGCTTTGTATGTGCCCGGCCTGCAGACCGACCCCGAGTTTGGCCCGTTCATGCGCATTGACACGATGCCTGACCTGCCAGTCTGACGCTCGGGTGCCACGCAAACAAAAACCGCGCCAGGCGTAAGCCTTGGGCGCGGTTTTTTTGTGGGGTGAAAGGCTAAATCAATGAATGAGGAGTGTGAGACATGGCGAATCCTGAGATGAGGGCTGGACTGCGGATCCTGATCAACGCCCGCGACAACGCCAGCGGGGTTTTTGACAAGCTGAGCAACAAGGTCAAATTATTTGGCGCCGCCATTGCGGGCTATTTTGGCATCAAGGCGTTTGCGGGCGCAGTGTCTAGCGCAGCCGACTTTGAGGAGGCCATGAGCAAGGTGCAGGCGGCCACCGAGGCCAGTGGTGCCGAGCTGGAAGCCCTCAAAAAGGCCGCCGAGCAAGCCGGCGCCACCACTAAATTTACCGGCGTACAGGCGGCGCAGGCGCTGGAGAACTTGGCCAAGGCGGGCCTGAGCGGCAAAGAGGCCATTGCCGCGCTGCCGGCCGTGATGGCTATGGCGCAGGCCGGCGGTGTGTCGCTGGCCGATGCGTCCGAGCGCCTGACGGGCGTGGTGATGGGCATGGGCCTGCAGTTTGGCGAGTCGGCCCGCGTAGCCGACGTGCTGGCCATGGGGGCCAATGCCAGCCGCACCAGCATCACCGGTCTGGCCGAGGCCATGAGCTACGCTGCGCCGGTGGCCAAAACCATTGGCCTGTCGCTGGAGAGCACCACCGCCATCGTGGCGCAGTTTGCCAACGCCGGTATTGACGCGGGCCGCGCCGGTACTGCGCTCAATTCCATCCTGTCGCAGTTCAGCGACCCGGCCAGCAAGTTTCGCAGCGAGCTGGCCGCGCTGGGCATTACCACCACCAATTTTGACGAAGCGCTGAAGCAGCTGGCCGCTACCGGCCCCAATGGTGCTGCCGCCGTGCGCGCCGTGGGGCTGGAGGCCGGCCCGGCCCTGCAATCGGCGCTCAATTTGGGCATCCCGGCGCTGGAGGCATTGCGCGCCAAACTGCACGACTCTGCGGGCAGTGCCAAAGCCACCGCCGATGTGATGGGCAACAACCTGCGCGGCGCGCTCACCGGGCTGTCTAGCGCATGGGACGCAGTGACCACCGTGCTGGGCACGCCGGTGCTGCCGGCGCTCAAAAGCGCCGTGGAGCAACTGGCGGGCGCGCTGCGCAGCGCTGTAGCCGATGGCACGGTGCAAAGGTTTGGCGAGGCCATTGCTGCTGCATTTCAGTCGGGCGCGACGTGGGCGCGGGCGTTTTTGGCGACGATAGATTTTGGCAAATTAACCACTGACCTGCGCGATTTTGCCGACCGCACCGGCGCAGCGTTTGCACAGGTGGGCGAGTACGCCACCAACGCTGGCAACATCGTCAAGCTGGTCTACGGCGTGATGAGTGCCGGCACCAACACTGTCATGGGGGCCATCTACGGCATCGGCGCGGCGTTCGCTGGCGTGGCCAGCAACATCCAGTCCGGTCTGGCGCTGATCTATGACAACTTTGCCAAGGTCACCTTTGGCGATGTGTCCAAGGCTTACAAATTGGCTGCCGACGAAATTCGGCTGTCAGCAGAAACCACTTGGGCCGCGTCCGAGGCGCTGGGCGCTAAATCCACAACGGCATTTATCGCCGTGGCCGATGGCGCGCAACTGGCGCGCGACGGCTTTGCCGAGCTGGCCTCTGGCACCGCAGCGGCGACCCCAGCCATTGCCAGCGCAGCAGCAGCGGCCGCCGCGTCTGCCGAAAAGATTGCCCAGGTCAACGCCGCAGTTGCGGTGATGCGCGAGGAATACGCTGCACTGATTGCCAATGGCGACCTAGAAGCAGCCGCCGCCAAAACCCGTGAGATTGACGCTGCGCTGGCGACCCTATCGACCACGCTGCCCGCTGCCACTGACGCGCAAAAAAAGAAAACAGACGCTGACGCAAAGGCCACGGCTGCAGCCGCCGAACACGCCGCAGCACTCGCCAAGCTGCGCGAAGAATACGCTGCACTGATTGCGTCTGGTGACCTGCAGGGCGCAGCGGAAAAGCTGCAGCAAATTAACGCAGCTTTGCGCGGCGCCGGCCCCGCAGTGCAGGACGCTGCGCAGGCGGCCACAGCGCTGGCGGATGCGTACATTAATTTGGGCGTGACCAGCAGCGCCGCGCTGACGAACTTGGCTAGCAAAGCCAAGAGCGATTTTGAGCTGATAAAAAACAGCGCCAGCGCTAGCGCAGCAGACGTGGGCGCGGCATTTGCAGCGGCGGCAGAAAAAGCCATTGCCGCCAACAACGGACTGGCCCCCTCGTGGGTCAAGGCCGAAGCCGCAGCGCGCGGCTACAAGATTGAGATGGACGCAGCGGGCAAAGAAACGCTCAAGCTGGTGAACGCCTCTCAGGGCGCAGCCCAAGCGCTCAAAACGCTGGGCATTGATGCCGAGACGGTGTCCACCAAAATCAGCAGCGGCTTTAAAGAGTCGGCGGTCGCTGTGACGGCGCTGCAAAACAACTTTAGCGCGCTGGAAGCGCAGGGCGTACAGGCCGCTGAGGCCATCACGCTGGGGCTCAACAAGATGCTGTCGGAGGCCAAAAACCAAGCCGACCTCGACGCTCTCAAAGCCAAAGTGCAGGAGCTGCGCAGCGTGCTGGGCGAGCAAGTTGCCAACGGCTTTTTGGAGCAAGCGGCCAAAAAAGCAGACGAGCTCAAGGCCGCAATGGACGCGGCCACGCCGGGCATCAACAGCGCTGCCGAGGCTTTTAAAGAGCTAGGCATCACCAGCGACAAAGAGCTGAAACAAACCGCCGCCACCGCCAAAGAAGCGTTTGAGGCCATCAAAGCCAGCGGAACCGCTAGCCCGCGTGAAATCAGCGAAGCATGGAAAGCGATGGCCGAGGCCAGCATTGCCGCCAACGACGGCGTGGCCGATGCGGCAATCACGTCCGGGGCCGCAGCGCAAGGCTTTGCCATTGAGGTCGATGCGGCTGGCAAGGCCTCGGTCAAGAGCTTGGAAAAGGTCGAGGGCGGGCTGAAGAAAATTGACTACGCAGCGCAAATGGCCGGCAAAAGCGTCGAAGAGCTGCAATCTATTAAGTCTCAGGGCTGGGGTATTGCCGAGGACATGAAGGAGGCGGCGGACATTCAGAACGCTGCGACCAACGCACTCACCAACGCGTGGCGCAAATCGATTGTCGAGGCCGATGAGTATTACCAAGAGCTGTCCAAAATTTATCGCAAGCACGAGGACTTCCAAAACATTGGGCCGTGGGGGCTAGATAAAGCCATTTGGGAAGCTAGCGCGGCGATGAAAGAGCTGGATAAGCAGCAGCAAGCCATCGAGCGCAGCGGCTCAGATGCGGCTCAGGGGCTGGCTGGGCTGCAAGACCGCCTCCTTCAGCTGTCGGGCAGCGAAGAAGAAGTCGCCGCTGCCCGCTACGCCCGAGACCAAGCCGAGACGCAGCAAAAAATGGCCCTGCTGAAACTGGACATCGAGCGCGCACGGATACGCAAAGATGCCGAAGAAGTCACGCTGCTGGAGAAAGAGCTGGACACCTATCAGCAGCAACTCAGGTTGTTAGAGCAAATTTACCGCAAAGAAAAAAGCCAGCGCGAAGAAAAAGACCGCGCTGAAAAAGAAGCCGAAAGCCAGCGCAAAGCCGAGCAGGCAGCGCGCGAGGCTGCAGACAAGAAAGAGCGCCAAGAGCGTGACGAGTCCACTAAAAAAGAGGCGCGCTTAAAAGAACGCGACGGCAGCGGCAGCGGCAGTGGC